TTATGTAATCAGTTGAGAAATATTTCCCAACATAAGGTTCAACAATAGAAAGCATTTTAATTCTTTCAGACAATATTTCAGCCTCTTTAAGATCCCAGAAATAGTTATCCGTATTGTATACAAATTTAATATCTTTCTTTAAAACATTCCAATCTTCTTCAGTTATAACACCCTTGAGCAACAATTGCACACGTAAAAAGTCTACAAACAACTTAGCAAAATGGTGTCTCAATCTATCAATAAATTTATAAAACTTAACTTCTTCTCTAGTAATTTCCAAAGATCGGCCCATGTTAAATCCAGTTTGCTCTGCAACCAAACGACTCAATGGGACATTTAAAGAGTTATATAATTTCTTTTTAAAGTAATCAACGTCCTCAATTTGAGACATAGCGTTGCCACCAGGCAAAACAGAAATCTGTGTTCCCTGAGATCCCTCTCGTCTTGGGAGCCAATAATCTTCAAGAACTGAAAGGTGATTTCTTTCGTCTCTTATCTCTCCAGTAGATTGATTGTAGATGATTCGATTGCGGAATCGACTCATCATATCTCTTAAATATTGTTCTGCTTTTTGTTTTGGTAGTTGACCAACATCGACATAAAACACTCTTCTCTCGGGTGCACGTGCTACACGGTAAACTAGAAGAGCATCTTCTAGTTGTCTAAGCATGTTTAAAGGTCGAATGGCCTTATGCAGATACCCCAAAACCCGCTTTGTGTTCATGTCAATCAATCCCGATGGAACATAAACAACGCTATCTAATGAAAGTTGAAGACCTGCAGGACCCGTCATTAAAAATGATTCTTTATCAGAATCAGTGTACATATAATATTCTTCAATTTCTTTTATTAAACTGACAGAACCACTTTTTGTTCTTTCTTGTTCTTTTTTAACTTTACGAACCTTTTTAATTTTTAATGGATCAATTGGTATAATTTCTTTAATACCATCGATAGGATTATCTTTATCAATTACAATATTATAAAAAAGACGCGAATCGATATACCATCTTCTAAAAATTTCATAGCCCTTGTGGTTAAAATCTAAAAGATGCAAGATGTTATCAAATTCTCTATAAATTTTTACTTTAATTGAATCTGGTATTGATAAATTTTTAAGATCCAATTTTATTGGGTTTACATCAGATCCCTTTACAATTGCAGCATTTATAATTTCTTCAATTGCATTGTCTACTTCAGGGTAGACAGACATGTTTCTGTATTGTATTACAGCACTGCTCTCGTCCTTTAGTGTTCCTGTATAATCTATAGCAGAACTAAAATAGCCACCAGCCTCGACAGTAACGGTTCCGTCAAATGTCTCGGGTGCGGCTATTTTTTTCAATGCGATATCTTGAACTTCTTGTTTAGTTTTTTCTTTCTTTCCAAATTCGAATCCAAATACTTCTATTTCCATGGTTAATCTCTATAAAAGTTATATCAACATTAATCAGTAATTCCCGGTATCTCAAAATAGTCACAAACAAAAACTACAGAAAATCTTACAATACTATTTGGTGTTTCCATATTAAAAGATATTGGTTCAATTGTTTTTGGCCAACAGCCCTTAAGCATAAATTTTTTATGATCATTTTGGCTGGATTCACCATTTAGTGTTAAATGTCTAATAGTAAAATCTGTTTTATAAGTATTGCTTCCAGCTATTACATAACTTTTATTAGTAACGTGATCGTTAATCCAGTTATGCCACTTAGAAAATATTTGCCACATATCTTTTCCTTGTCCAATATCGTCTAAAACAATAACAGACCAAGGACCATATTGTTTTTCTCCCGGATAATACGCTTTTCTTCCAAAATATTCATATTGGATTCGTTGAGAACTTACACTAGGTATTGTAGTAGTTTGAATGTGAAATTTACTAAATTCTGCAGTACCGCTTGGCTGTGGTATATTCCCTTCTACTAGAAATCTATTAGATCTTGTACCACCATTAAATGCATCTTTAAAACTTGAAATAGTTATTTCAGCCATATTATGCACCTAATCCTTTTGTTATTTCATAGTAGTCGTACACCATATTTACTGTAAATTTCACAAAACCAGCAGAAGACATATCTAAATTTATTTGTGTAATTAATTCTGGCCAACAATTTTTTAATACAAATGTTCTTATTGGTGTATCTCCGTTCAAAGGTAATTGATGTACCGTCCAATCTTTTTGTAATCCTTTAAAATCAAATATATCAATCGCGGTTGATCCACCAACTTGGTGAGTTCTATGTCCATCTAATCTTTCTTTCCAATGCTGAAAACTTCGCCACAAGTTATCAGAATTGTTGTCATCGTATATTCCTATTGTCCAAGTAGAGTAATTTCTATCACCGGCTATGTTTAAAATTCTGCCCCTATAAGGTACTTGAATAGTTCCTAATTCTGCAGAGGGCAAACTAGCCGCGTATATTTTAAAACTCTCACTATCGTTTGGCTTATCAACAGCAAAGGTGCCACTAGGAAATGCGTTTAGCAACGAAACCGCAAATCTGTTTGCGCGGGTTCCACCATTAAACCCATTCTTAAAGGCTTCTATGGAATTCGATGATGGTGTGGTCATGTGTTTATGATATTGTTGATACGTTTATAACAAATTCATCAGATGCTATTAGTGGCTTAAATACAACTTGTGCATTGATTGTAGAACTAAAATCGGTGTTGTTGCTCTCATCACAGAAAATTTGAGTATAAGTTGTATCCAAATATTGACTTAAATTATTCATATAAGTAGAAATTTGCGAAGATATTGCAGCTCTTGTATTTCTATCGTTTGTTTTGAATACATATAAAAGCAAAATATTTCTTACAGCAGTTTCGATGTCTTGCTTTATTTTAGAAGGACCGACTCTATCATTTGCAGAATATGTGTTTCCAACAGCTGCAGTAGCCCCTACAAGATCTAAACCTAAAAAGTCTAAACCATTGGATGTTGTGTAAAAATTAACTCTATTTTGTTTATATATTTCTTTTTTAGTTTTTTCTGTCCATAGAATTGGTGTGGTTACCGCTCCATTCAATACATATGAATTAGAATTTCCAGCAATACTAAAATACAAAGTATTACTATTTTTAGCACGCACAAATGCTCCTGCTGCATCACTAACCATAGATGTTACAACTTTATACATACTGTTTTCTTTTAATGTGCTTGTCACAAGATCTCTTGTGTTTGTTCCCGACACATTAAATATTCTTTGATAATATGTTGACCCAGAAACAAATGATGGATTTGTAAACAAAGAATCAAAATTAATAGCTGTAAATCCTTCACCGCCATTTATAGATGCAAAAATTCCTATAACTTGTGGTGTGGACTCAATATAATTCAATTCTCTAACACTACCGTTTTGGCCAATCAAAACATCTATTGGGTTGTTTGTATTCAATTCATATGAAACTAAACCTGCTGTAGATCCGGAAATTACTAAAGTTCCACCGTATGCCAAATATGTTATTGCATACATAAAGTCCATACCATTTGTCAACCCAACTATGTTATTTCCATTGTATGTAAAAAATCCAAATGTTCCACCAGCATTGGGGGTCAACAAACAATAAGTAGTTCCTGCCAAATTGTTTAAATCATTTACTAGATCAAAGGGATTGTCGTATACGATATAAGGATCGTATGTATTACCTTTAGTTGGTGTGGCTAAAGATGTTCTAGAATATATCAACCAACCAAATAAGCCACCCGGATTTGTGCTAGCAGAACCAGAAACCCCCGCAAAAGTTGGACTCCTAAACGTAGACCCCGCCAACATTGCCGCATACAGAGGGGCTACCGCTCTTTCTCTATTATAGTAGTTTGGTGAAATGAATGAATTTAATGATGGATTTGCCATTTTTCCGCCTTCAAATTATTTATAATTTTTTATGCAGGATACCAAACAACCCCGTTTGAGGTAAATTGGTCATCATCATTATCATTAGAATTTAACATGAATAAATTTGCGTCTTCTTCTGGGTTTTTGGCCTCTTCGTAGTTCAGACTGGCAGTTTCTATTAGATCTGAATAATATTCTTGCCTACACAACCAAGCAAAGAATACTAAAGTCATAACTAAATCATCGTTATGACCATCTTCTGCTTTAAATGTATTTGATTTGGAGACAAACGCCATCAACTCATGTATAATTCTATCATCATTAATTAAAATTTTATCGTGTTCGACTAAATTTTTTAATATTGCACATCCTAATTTTTTTGTTTGGGTTGTGGTTCTGATACCCATTTCACTTTTTCCATTAGCAAAACCCTGAGAAAGTATTTGACCTTTTCTCCCCATTATTTTTGTCATTAAAAGGTTTTCATAGTTTAAATCGTTATAAAGTATATTCGAAATTTGTCCACCAATGTCATTAGTTTCTACTAAAACATATGCATTGTTATAAAGTTCCCCAACTTTTTTAATTATATTTGGGAAGGCAAATGGGCTTATTGTATTGTTTCTAAAGGTAGCAACAATTTTATATGGCGTTTCATTACCACTTATTACCGTGAATGCAGAATAATCAGACCCCTGTCCTCTAGC